CAGATTTCTTGCTTCGGTTGGAATGTCAATCGCAATGGTTGTAACTCCTGACTGGTCTCCCATACCGTCGTTGTCCATCTTAATCATCTTGTAGCGTTTCAAATCTTCTAGAAATTCTTGCTTGTCCTGCCCGCCGTAGTTTGTAAGAACAAAGATAACCTCTTGAACATCATCTGTATCATTGACAAATCCACTGAAAACCTTGTCATAAACATCAACTAGGTCTTTGATTGGCTTCAAGTCATTGGTCTCAATTTCATTATTTTTGAATGGAATAAAAGGAACAATACCAAAATCATGTTTGAAAGTGTTGTCGCTAGAGTGGTCTCCATTCATGGTATCAATCAAAGAGATTGCTTGGAATGTCTCTAATTCATCCAGAGGCTTATTTTTTTCATGACGATAGAAAGAGCACTCTTTGTCGTTCCAATATTCGTAAACAGTGTAATTCTTACCATCTGTTTCATCAATGCTAGAGTAAACTCGCAGTACACCCACCAACTTCTTATCCAGGGATTTTGAATAGATTGGTATTACTTCTTTTGAGTCGACACAGGCATATCTAAACGAGTTATCACTAGCGTCTTTCCAAACGTGAAGCCAAGCGATGCCAGCATTTCCTGCATTCACACATAGTTGCTTGCTAATACGTTCATAATCGTCTCCTAAGACATCCACGATCATATCATTTACCTTTTTATCGTCCACATCAAAGGTAGGCGGATAGGTCAACGCATAAGCCTTTTTCTGGTCAAGCAATAACTGGTGCCAGTTGTGACTAATACGGTTGTCAGCATTACGAAACGCATTATCTTCTGCTTTTGCTTCATTCTCAGCACCTTTCTTATCGGCAGGCTTACGCTTTCGTTTAATATCATTCTCGTTACGATAGTATTTCTCAGCTTCAGCTGCTTGTGAGACAAACTTTCCGTGCTTAACCATCTGCGACGAGATTATTTTTTTAATTACTTCTATTTCCAAACAGTCATACCTCCTGACTTGAATAATACTGTGTAGCAGAAATAACGCAGGGCGTCCATTGCGTGGTCAAATTGCTTAATAGGCTTATCTTCACCATTTGCCGAGGCTTTCTCATCCCAGACATAAGCGTGGAACTCTTTCAGCGTATTCACACAACTCTCATGCACTGCTATTTTTTCTTGACCGAGCATAGAGCCGACAAAACGAATACCTTCAAGGACATTATTTCTAGCTTTTTTGATTCTATATCCTCGCTTCTTCAATTCAGCAATGAATGAAGCAGCAGACGGGTCAATAATAATACGTTCGATGTTCGTATCTCCCAGCCAAGCAGTTAGATCATCAGCGTACTCAGCATTGGTTTTCTGTACGTTCTCGTCACGACCTGAGTAATAGTATTCCCTTGTCAAGTAATACTTGCCATTGATATCTTTTTCCCACAAAAGAAAAACGGTCGCATTTTGCGTACCGTAATCGACTGAAACATATTTGCCCAGCTTGCTCATTTCTGGCAAGGTTGATACAAGATGCTTATCTTTACTGAACATATCGTAGACAATACCTTCTGCAACCGTCCAAAGACCTTGAATGTAGCGCTGATAGAAAACACCTTGGTATTGGCTTCTATAACGCTTTTTGATGTTCTCTGAAAGAGAAAGGTTATCGTCCATGTCAAAATGCAGATAAAGCATGTTCTTTGTTTCTGCTTTGTCTATCCAATTGACTTTAAACCAATGATAAGGCCCGTCTGGGTTGCAGTTGAACCACCACTTGGACCCTGTGACAGAGCAACGTCCTGTACCTTGGTTAACAAATGACTCAGGCATAAGCGCTACTTCATCAAAGAAAATACCTGCCAGCGTCAAACCTTGAATAAGATCCTGCGAACTCTCGTCCTTACCACCAAAGATATAAAAATCATTCGACACGTCGCCTTTTGAGATTTCTATCAGGTTATCCGTCCGATGATAGACATAGCTAAAACCTCTTGACTGTATCATAACCAATAATAGCTTCAAGACGTTACGATTGAAAGAGCCGATTGTCTTTCCGCACATGGCAAAGTTCTGATGATTGAATGATGTCATCGCCCAGATAACAAAAGCTAGGCTCATAGAAACAGTCTTACCAGAACGGATAGCACCATCAGCAATAATGCCTTCTGATTCATGAACCGGAGAGTTCCAAAGCCACCAAGTCAGCACTTTCTTCTGCTTTTTGCTAAAAGGTTGGAATTTGAATGTATTGGTTTGCATTCTTAATCTAGCCAAGTTTCTTCAACCACCCCTTCTAGAGATTTAATAAAGTCATCGTCTTTAACGTCAACCTCTGATGTTCCTATTTGTTTTCTGCGTTTCTCATTTTCTAGCTTGAGCGCTTCAATACGTTCTCTTTGCTCTTTCTTATCAAGAGAATCTTTTGCATCTGTCGTAGTCAGCTTGCTGATTTGTTCAAACGCTCTAACGTTACCTTTCATGGCTTTCTGCATCATAACCATTGCTAAAGCCATTTCATTAGTCGTATCAAAACCCATATCTTCAAGTTGCTTCTTAACGCTTGGACTTGCTACATCTGCTTGCAGGATTGTCTCAAAAGCCTTTTTAAGGTTCGCTTTTTTTCTTCTAGCTTTACCAGAAGCCACTCCTGCTTTTTTTGCATTTTCTCGGCGTTCGCTCGGAGTTCGTTCTGAATTTTTTATCAAATTTTGCTCATTAGCCATCGCCTCACTTCCTTATCAAAAAAATAAATTTAACTTACTTTTTCAGCGGTTAGTCCTGTCTCTTCTTCCCAACGTTTAATGGTCCGCTCTACATACACAGGATCTAATTCCATTGCATAACCAATTCTTTCAGAACGTTCACACACCATTAATGTGGAACCTCCGCCGTTAAAGCTATCTAGTATCTTGTCGCCTTTTTTACTGGAGTTCAAAACACATCTAGCAATCAACTTCAAAGGCTTCATAGTCGGATGGATATCGTTTCTAACAGGTTTATCCTCGTAAAAGACAGTCGTCGGAGATGTATCCTGCATGGTCTTGATGTAAGAAATCAATTCGCTTTTTGTCATTTCTTTTAGATTTTCTTCATCTTCTTCAATGACAGTAGCTAGTGAGCGATTGTCCACAAAATAGTGACTCGCTCCGTCTTTCCAACCGTATAGGCAGGGTTCATGCTTCCATTGATAGTCCTGACGACCTAACACAATAGCATTCTTGACCCAGATAATAGACTGTTTCAGTAACCAACCTGTCTCTTTTACTGCAGCTCTAAAATTTAAACCTTCCGAATCTGCATGCCAGATATAGAACGCCCCTCCTGGTTTCAAGTGGTTGTTTGCAACCGCAAACGCATCTCTTAGAAACTGTCTAAAACTAACATCATCCATGCTATCGTTCATAATTGTCATGGCTTCATCAGTTCCTCCTTGATAGGCCACGTTGTAGGGCGGGTCTGTAACATATAAATCTATCACCGCACCATCAATTAACCGTGCCATATCTTCAGCAGATGTGCTATCACCACACATCAAACGGTGTCGTCCTAGCTGAAAAATATCTCCATATTCTACTTTCGGCTTCTCTTCGGAATCGATATCGGCTTCTTCTCCCGTCTCTTTTTCATCTTCTTCAAAATCATCTAAAGAAAAGTCAATATCTTCAAATCCAAACATCGTCATATCAAAACCAGTAAGTTCATCTAATTCGCTATAAAGTAGTTCAACGTCCCAATCAGCAAGTCTAAATGCCTTAATCTGTTCCTCTGTCAAATCATCTGCAATAAGAACTGGTACAGTTTTTAACCTTAAAAACTTAGCTGCCTTAAACCTTGTGTGTCCGTTTACGATTTCTCCATCTATCGTTGCGACAATCGGAACCTTAAAACCAAATTCATTTATAGAATTAGCTACTGCTTCAACTGCTTGTTCATTGTTCCTAGGGTTATTTTCGTAAGGTCTTAGCCATTCAATCGGCTTATCAACAATCTTCACTGTTTCCCTCCTCAAGAAACCAAAAAACACACATCCAAAAGATATGCGTTTCTCGGGTTATATAGTCTTTGACTTTGTTTTTTACAGCCAATTCTGTAAAAATTGGAACGACAGGATTCGAACCTGCCTACGTTTCAGACCCTTTATAGTCATATCGCTCCACCAACTGAGCTACGTTCCAACTGCAAGACGACTACTACCTTGCGTGTTAATTAGAAATACATTTTCTGATTTATTTTTTGTAGTCGTTA